TGGAGCCATTTTACTTACAACTTCTTGTTCTAAAGTATATGGAAATTGATTAAAGGCAGTAAACTGTCCCATTTTGTTATATTCGGATGGAATATAAGCTTGCATTACGCTGTTGTACATTGAGTTTGAGGATCTTCTCATCAAATCAAATGCTACAAATAACGAAAGAACTGCTAAAATGGGATTCTTGTATAAAAACATGTAAATGACAATTACAAAAATGATAATTTTACCTACAATATTATCTACGAAAAATGCAATGGGTTGAGGTGTTTTTAAACCTAAAATTAAATATATGATTAAAATAATAGTTAAAATTAGTTCTCCTCTATGTTCTTTTTTAAATAAACTTGAAAAATTATTCATATATCATATCATTAGATTTTATTTATTTTTAAAAATGATATAAATATATTAGTTTACTAAATAGAAGAAATTTAAATTACTAGCTAAAGAAGATGCAAAATAATATACAAAATAATAATAATACAATTATAAATTCTTATTTAGGACAAAAAGGATATACAGTTTTAAAAAAAGAATTGACACTAGAACAACAAAAACAAATTAGAAATGATTTGACGATTAAACCATACGTTGGTTGCATTGGTGGAGGCAGTAACAATCAAGTTACATATCCTGCTTATCGGGAATCAGATAATAAGTTCTATGTTCCTCATCATTATGGAGTAGAAACATTTGGGCCAGCCAAAAAATGCAATATTAGCGAAGGTGATGATATCAATTTGGAATTCAATGGGATTTTGAGAGATTATCAAGAACCTGTTGTGAATAAATTTATTTCGGTTGTTACAAAACCGCACGATAATGGTGCGTTATTTGGCGGTGGTTTACTTGAATTGCCGTGTGCGTGGGGAAAGACCTCTGGTTCACTGTATATTTTGTCACAATTGAAAAAAAAGACACTTGTTATTGTCCACAAAGAATTCTTATTAAATCAATGGGTAGAGCGCATACAACAGTTTTTGCCAAAAGCGCGCGTTGGTAGAATCCAAGGACAGATTATTGATATTGAGGACAAAGATATTGTCATTGGAATGTTGCAAAGTTTGTCCATGAAAGAATATCCTGCATCGGTGTTTGAAAGCTTCGGTTTTACTATTATTGATGAAGTACACCATATATCAAGTCAAACATTCTCTAATGCACTTTTTAAAATTGTTACCAAATATATGTTGGGATTATCGGCGACAATGAATAGAAAAGATGGGACGACTCGTGTATTTAAAATGTTTTTGGGAGATGTTATTTTCAAGGGAAAGAGAGACGAGGAACATAATGTTATTGTAAAAGCAATTGAATATCATGTAGAAGATGATGATTTCAATCACGTGATTACCGATTTTCGCGGCAATGTTTCTTATAGTTCCATGATTTCCAAATTGTGCGAATACAATCGCCGTAGTGAGTTTATAATTAAAGTGGTTGTTAATCTTTTGAATGATGATCCTAAACAACAAATTATAATTTTAGCTCACAATAGAAATCTAATAAAATATTTACATGATGCTATTCAGCATCGTAAAATAGCAACGGTTGGTTATTATGTCGGAGGAATGAAAGAGGCTGCATTGAAAGAATCAGAAAATAAGCAACTGATAATAGCTAGCTACAGTATGGCTTCCGAAGGTTTGGACATAAGGTCACTCACTACATTAATCATGGCAACTCCAAAAACGGATATTCAACAATCTGTCGGTAGAATTTTGAGAGAAAAACATGGCCAACCAATTGTTGTTGATATTATTGATAGCCATGAACCGTTTAAAAATCAATGGAAAAAGAGAAGAACATTTTATATGAAAGAAAAATATAAAATAATGTATACAACAAGCGGAAAATTTCATAGTTTTGGTGAATCAGATTGGACCACAGTTTTTGATATTAATAATCCATGTAGCAAAGCTAAATCAAAATCAGTACCTAAAAAAACAACTAAAAAGAAAACTAACAAAAGTCATAGTTCTACAGATAAAAGTATTACAAATGATTCATCAGATTCAGAAAATGAAACAGACGAAGAAGCTGGTGAGCCGATAGATATAAAAAGTAAACACGATTTTACACCTGGTAAATGTTTGATAAGTATTAAGAAATAAATTAAAATATTTTAAATCTTTCAAGGATGTAAAACATGTTGTTTTTCATATTTATACAAGTTTTTTTACAAAATCACTAAAATGTTGGCAATTGTTATTATATAAATTCATATAAGGCGACCATTGAAAGTATACACGGTTGATTATATTTGTTATTTTTTTATTGTATATTTTTTTGCGGACATATTCAGTTAGTTTTACTGAAGCGTATTCGTTTACTTCATTCATATGATTCCATTTTTCTAGAATAGTTCCATTGTTCTCTATACCGGTTTCAATATAACGTAAACGAATTTCAGCGGGAACATTTTGTCCAGTGAAAAGTTTTAACAAGGTTAATGTATGCGTTTGATTAATTGGTGTAAAATCCAAAGTATAAACATGATGATTTGGTTTGTCAGATAGTAAAACAGTATGGTGTAATTTTAAAAATGGTGTAAAACGGTGGATAGATGATTGCATGATACGAAATGTTATATAAGTTGTTTGATATGATACTACATATAATAAAAACAATAAGTATTTATAATACATAAATTATAATAAGATATTTTTACATATAAAATAATATTTTATATGTATTTTTTTTATTTTATTTAATGACCTGGGGAGGAAAAACCTTTACCTGTAAAATGATTATAATTGTCACGGCAACTCGTACAATTAGATAACACCTGAATAGGTGGTGGATTGGCCAATCCCAATTGACTGGCTGGCAACACTCCCCCGACTGAATAGGTAGGTGTCATTGGTAAATTATTTTGGTATTGTGAATAGCCGCCTCTTTGTCTGCGTGTTCTTCTACGTCTAGCGCCAGCACGAGCACTCATTCTAGATCTTCCCATTGTTCTGCCTCTACTTCTTGACGCATACTTTGCCTTAATCCTTGATTTTATAGAACGCAAATACTTTTTACCTCCTTTCATTCCCATTTTTCTCTTATATCTTTTAGTGATATTTTTTATTTTTCTTTTAAAATGCTTGGCCCCACCTTTAAATACACCTCCTTTAAAAATACCAATTCCTGGAACAATACCAGCAGCCGCATCAATATTATTTTTTGCCCCTGCTAAACCAGGTAATCCTGGTACTTCATTTGAACTAAATCCACCTGCAAAATTAGAACTATCTTTATTGACAAATCCTGGATTAACATTTGAACCATAAGGATTTAAATTTCCATAACCAAAATTTGAATTATTTGAACCTTGTGACATATATATAATAAATATATAATTTTATTTCATTTCATTTTCTATAAGTAGGTTTATTATTATAATACTGGGATTTGTTTTGGTTTTGTTTTTGAATATGATTATGATTACGTGGGTGATTATATTTTTTATTGTGATATTGTTGTTGCGTATAATTATTCTTTTCATGATCCAATAATTCATTTTTTTCCACAATATCTTGTTTTTGACCAGTCAGTTCTTTTACAGGATACCATTTTTTAAACTTATAATTAAATTTACAAATCATATATACTGCTTTATTCATGTCTACAAAACGGTCAATGTTTTCATTTTGGAATTCTTCTTCATCATCACTTTCTTCTAATAGATCTAAATTTTCGTTTTCTTTAATATTTCTAAATAATTTATTCATCATAACACTTGTTCTGTAATCAGGAATATATGCAATGTTATAGAACACTTCTAGGTTATTTTCCATACAATACAAATGATAAATATCATTTTGTAGATCCGCTTTAATTTTAAAGATTATATTTTTTGGCTGTGTTTGCGTTCTAATAACAGGGTTTGCGCATTTTGGTATTTGTCTTGGTAATGGCAGTGGTTGTCGTGATGCAGTGACAGAAACAGGAACCGTAACAGATGCCTGCACTGCCAATATCTTCACAACACTATCAATTTCTCTCAATAAAACAGATTCCAACCTACATTCATTATCAAAAGAACGGAATTGAATATTAAAAATTTTATATTGTACGTCATCAATCATTTTTTTTAAATCATTTGTATTTTGTGCCATTAAAGGTAACCCAAATACTATGAAATTCTTATTGTAAGCAACTTGTTTAATATCATTATCAAATAAATTTTTTAAAATACTAAGTTTGTTAAACCACTTACCTTCGCTAATATCATTTCCCTTATAATAAAATATATCTTCAACTGCAAAAAAAGATGTTTGTCTATAATGAAATAAAGTTCCATAAAAAATGGTTCCACATTTGCCATAGATCAATTCATTGTTAAATATACAACTGTAAATTTTAATATCATGTATATGTTTTTTATCAATTAATTCTAAAATTAAGCAAACATTTTTACCATTTAATTGAGTAAACCATGAAAAACATTTTTTACCACAAGGAATTGCGCTACATAAATCATAATTAATACTTATTGATGATTTTTCAACTTTGTTATGGTTGATATTATCATAACAAAGTTTGATGTTAGGAAAGTTACATAGTAACTCTTGTTTTTCTTCAAAACGTAAATTTTGCATTTGTTTTTCCATAAATGTATATTTTATAATATAATTTATGTGATTATCTTTATATTATTTTTATTTTCAAATAAGAAATAATACTACACACTAGATAAAGTAACTACAAAACAATACTAATTAACTAATTGTGTTTTTATAAAATTTTTAAGCTCATTTTTCATATTATTATTATTTACTGTGTTTATTATAGTACTAGTGTTAGTATTTGGTGGAAGTATGTCTTCTAAAGTATAATTTATTTTATTATTTATATTTTTATCAATGTCATTTTCATATTCCTGAAAATGACTATGTGAAATAGTTTCATATATATTTTTATATTTTTCATTAGGACTATTCACTAAATCTTTTATTTTAGGTACTGTCAGAACCGTTTTAAAAAAATTAAGTAAGTGATGAACCAAGAATATTAAAATAATTGAAATAATAGTTATTTGTATAATCCAAGTCCAAGTTAACATATATTATTATTATATTAGTTTAATAGTGATAAAAACACATTTATATCTTCCAATGGTATATTATTGCAATTACTATTATCATTATTTTTTTGTTTATATTCAAAATAATAATTAATTGGTTTTATAATGCCTTCATATTTTTCAATATATTCAATTACTAAAAACACTCCATGAGTATTTTTCTTATTCAAAGAATAAGTATGACTAGTAACTGGTATTTTAATATGTTCAAAAGGTATTTGATGCGCTAATTCTTTCACAATAACCGAATCGTCAATTATCAATGTTATGTTTTTACCATCATGTGTTTTCAATATAATATTTTCATGTATTTTTTCTGTTTTCACGTATAATTGATGTGTTTGATTTTCATTTACTTGATATACACCCTGTTTTGAATAGATATCAACAACATTTTGTTTTTTAAATAAATATGCTTCTAATTTTTTTAATATTTTTTTTATTTTTGTATTATCTTTTGCTAAAATTAACTGTGATGATGGTGATAATGGCGAAATGAAATCTTCTATATATATTTTCATATTTAATAATTAAATTATATAATAAACTATTTAAACCTATTTACAAACACTATTATTATAGAATTCTATATGGAATCGTCACCTTTAAATATAATTATTGTTGAAAAAAATGCAACATTAAAAATTTTATCTATCAAAGATTTCAAAGAAGAAGAATTATTTAAAAAATGTGGTTTTAAAAAGGCCGAAGATTTTAAAAAACAAAATCATTGGAGTATTAAGATGGACGGCACTAAATACATTATTGATGTTTATGCAAAAACAGAAGGACGTGCTAATAGTGAGAATAAATACGATTTTCCACCACCGATTGATACAAAATTATTTTTTGGTAACTGTGCGATAGTAGCTAAAAAACAGGATACAACTAGCGATGTCAATTTTAAATATACTAATTTGTCATTGGAGCTATGGGAAAAAATGTATGAAAAATTATTTGGAGGATTTGAAGATTTAACTTTGACTGCTCTAGAAGATGAGAATGAAATAGATGAATTAGAAATTATTCCTAAAGAGAAGAAAACAAAGGATGGATATTTAAAAGATGGATTTGTAGTAGATAGTAGTGATGCTGAAGACGAAGATTTTGTTTCACTTGACGATGATGATGAGGATGACGATGAAGATGACGAAGATGATACAGAAGATTTAGATGGTGAAGGTGATATAAATTTGGAAATGATCGGCTCTGAATTAAGTGAAGATGAATATGATTATGAAACTACTACAGATGATGAAAGCAGTGAAGAAGATATTGAATTAGAAAACAACTAATAAATAAAAATGAAATTTATTTAAATATAAATCATATAATTAAATAAATAACAAGTAACTATGTCAACATGTTTACGTAAAGTTGAAAACCCAGAAAAGTTTCGTTCTAATATAAGATCAAAATTGGATGAAATTTTAAAAAATGAAAAAAATACTATTAATTTGGAAAAGGGTATATTTAATTTTGCTTTGAATGAAGCAAAAAATAGAAAAGTAGTAAAAAAATGGGATAATCCGTATTTTGTTCAAATTTACATAGATAGATTACGAAGCATTTTTACAAATTTGAATAATCCAATTATATTAGAACAATTGAATTCAGGATCTATAAAAGCTCATACTATTGCTTTTATGACACATCAGGAGATGCGACCTGAAAAATGGGACGAATTGATTACAGCTAAGAGTAAAAGAGATAAGAATAAATTTGAAACAAATTTAGAAGCTGCAACTGATACATTCACATGTCGCAAATGTAAATCTAATAAATGTACATATATGCAACTTCAATTGCGTAGTGCTGATGAGCCTATGACCACGTTTGTTACATGTTTGTCTTGTGGTAATAGATGGAGATGCTAATGAATGCAAATAAACCTAATAAAATACCTATTAAAAAATAAAAAATACTATTCACACAAACAACTTTATAATTAAGGTTGTTAAAAATATTACTTTTTTTGTCACAAATGTATTTTCTTAAAATTTCATCTGGAAATTCTGGATGAATTTTTCTAATAAACATTACAAAGTCGTTTTTTTCAATATAATTTTCAATAAATTGAATATCCTCTAATGTACCTTCTTTGAATAAATGTGGGCTTGTTGGACTAGACATTCTAAGCCAATCTGCCATATGTGTTGTTTTAGAAATGACGTTCTGTATTTTTTTAAAATGAGTTAATATTATTGCAAATAAACTTTCATTTGCTAACCCACCATTACAAATTAAATTGCACATTTTATCTTCATTTACAACAAAATTCATAATATCAATTGCATTTTCTCTCGTTAAAACAAACCAAGGATCATTTGCCAAATGGTATTCCTTTGGTAATAAAGCTAAATTGGCACGCTTATGAAATTCAATGTTCCAATGAGCTTTAGAATATGACATAATTGTTTGATTTTGATATTTTTCAAATAATGTTCTAAATTGACTTGGTGTGATAATAGGACAACAAGAATCAGTTAAATAACAAAACCATTTATTAGACTTGTCGTGTTTCAATGCAAAATTCAATATAGAAATATAAGCAGGTATTACATGGAAATACGATGTATAACATATATTTTGTTGCGGAATAGTATGATTATAAACCCATCTAGATTTAATTTTTTTTAAATCTTTATAGAAAAAATACACGTTAATAATATCTTTGTTTGGTTCTATCCATTCTCTCCATAATTCTTCTTTGTATAAAACATGCTCATAATTTATTATAAAACACAATGCAATTTTGGATGTTGGCTTTTTTTTGAACATATTGAACATTATATTATTTTATAAAATAAATTTAAATATTATTTTATAAAATAAATATAATTCATGATAAAGATATTCAAAATAGTGATGATTATTTTTTTAACAAAATTCATAAGTAGTGGACGTATTGTCGGTAATATTCCAGGAAAAAATGCATTGAAATATTATTCAACCAAACTTCAATTACAAAGTCAAAATATAATTACAAATAAAAATAAATTGATATATTGTGAGAAAGACAAGGAGTTATTTTTAGAAGACAATAATTTTATTAAAAATAAAAAATTAATATCTATTTCTCCAGGTGGACTAAAAGGATTTTACGAATTAGGTGTTTTATCATACATAAAAGATAATTATGAAATGGAAAATTACATTTTTTCAGGAGCATCAGCAGGATCATGGAATGCACTCTTTATGTGTTTTAAAAATGATAGCAAAAAATTTGTTTATACCTTACTAGATTATAAATTATCACAAATTAATAACATTAAAGAGCTGGAATTATTTTTGAAGTATAAATTATTATCCAATTTTAATAATGATGATTTTGATTTAAGACGTTTATTTATTGGGGTTACTACAATAAAAAAATTTAAGCCGGTTACCAACATATTTTCTGATTTTAATAGTTTGGAAGATGCTATTAATTGTTGTATTGCAAGTTCTCATATACCGCTAGTAACGGGGGGGTTAACGAATAGATATCATGACATATATACATTTGATGGCGGGTTTAGTAATTATCCATATTTAAATTTTACTGAAAACGTATTACATATTACTCCCAGTATGTGGAAAAAGTTAAACAGTAATGATAATACCATATACAACAACAACAAACCGTTCTTAGATTCATTTACATCATTGAATGTTATTTTAGAACTTTTTTTGATGATTAAAAATAGAAATTATATGGAACTTTTTGACAATGGTTATTTAGATGCAAAAAATAATAAAGATTTATTAGACAAGATATTTTTGGAGATTAAAAGTGAAGAAAGTGATAATAAAACTAGTAACTACGACATTGAGAGAGATTTACAATATCCTAATTATCCTAATTCACACTTAGATTTGTCAAAAGATAATGATAGTTACTAGTCCACCTTTTCTAAAGGTGGAGCCAAATATTTTTACGCTTTTATAGAGACAGTCTATAAGAGACAATACGTGCCTATTTTTTCTTAATATATATTAAGAAAGATGACTTACTCTGTAGTTTTAAAATATTATAAAGAAAACGAAAACAATTTTAAAAATACAATAGATACGTTTCAATCGTCTGTTAACGCATGCTTGAAAGACGGATACGAGTTGTATGGAGAACTTAAACACGGTTATTTGGGTCATCCATATAATCAAATATTAATTAGTCAAGCATTATACAAACATGATGACGATGTTTATAATGCCGAATTTTTTGAAACAGTACCACAAGAAGAATTAAAAGCGATACCAAAAGATGAAATTGTTATCAAAGAGATATTAATGGATGATGGTATTTTTAATGTAGTTACAACAGAAAACGACCATGTACTTTTACCATATGGGGATTTAATATATTTTAGTAAACTTGGTGATACATTATCGTTAATGCAATGTTTTTATAAATATAAAAAAACAGATCTAGAAAAAATAGATTTAAGACCAGGTAGTTCAACAGTAAAAGAACTAGAAAAAACATTTAATGCTAATAACGCAATTGATGGTGGTTATAAAATAAAAACTATTAAAAATAGAAGAATAAATAAATACCGAATGCGTAAAACTAAAAGTAAGCGATAATCCACTTTAGAAAAGGCGGAAAAATAAAATTGAAATAAGTTTTTGAAATTATTAGAAACAATAAATAATAGACAATTTTAACAAGGCAACAAAATGGCAACACTTCAATTATTCAGTAACCTTCCCATGGAATTAATCAAAAATGTTTTAACATTTAACAAAAATTTTGTAATTAGAGGAGGAGAGATTATAACAATTAAAACAATACCAAAGAATGACGCAAGATATGATATGTTAATGAAAAAACCTGAAATTAATCCTAATCCATGCATTACTCGCAATTACATATCACAATCGTATGTATGTCTACCAAAGCATGATGGTGATATGGCGCCACACTTCTTAATTGTAGGCAAAGATACAAAAGGCCAGTTTATTTTATTAAGATTACGTGGAAAAAAATTGTATCCAGGACATAAACCATATACATATATCTATCACTATTTGAAATAAATCAAAAATAATAAAAATAATAAAAATAAAAATTATCCCATATGGGTATTTTTTTATACAAAAGAAATTAAACGATGATTATTTTCGTATTTTTTGTCAAAACACTACCCGGAATATCCGTTTTTTGTATATTTTCTATTTTTGTATAGATTACTTCTACATTTTTTAGTGATTTTAATTTGGAAAATTGCTTACATAATAGTGCCCCCTGTGTAATTATCTGTTGCTTTTCTTTTTTATCTAAACTATCAAAATCTATGTCATAAAAATTAGGCAATTCATCATCACGTATTGTATATTGAATATTTTTTAAACATGCGATTACATGACAAGAAGAAACGTTATTCAAATGAAACCACAAATCATTATTATCTGCAGCGTCAATTAACTCAAAATTATTTTGAGCATCTTTACCAATTTTATAAACAATATTTTTTTTTATTGATGGAATATATCTTGTTATAATTCTTTTCATGTCTACTTTGATAATACTTAACATAAAGTAATAATATTATTTTTAAATAATTATAATTAATTTATATCATTTTTATTTACATTTTTTAATCCACATTAGATTTTTCAACATATTTTATTAATATATATTATAAATATATATTATGAATGAATCCGAACTATCATTAAATACTCTTCAAGAACCTATTATAAAAGAGGGTGAAGATGCTCAAAAAAGAAAAGAAATTAGAGTCAATAAACCTTTAGAAAAAATAAAGGAATATTTAACAACCACTAATTTTAGTTCTTGGAAAGAAGAACATTTAGAATTTATAAAAAAAATACAAAATGAACCATACAATACATATAAAGAATTAAAAGATAGACTAATAATTCAAGGTCAAATGGCTTCATTCCCCGAATTTAAAGGGGTTGTTGCTTATTTAATAGAGGCATTATTTCAAACAGATATATATAATTATTACCAAGGATCTCAAGATAAAATTGCACAATTAGAAGTTTTAATGCATAAATTAATTGCTATAATGACAAAATCAAGATATTTTTTTCCATATGTAAGTTCTTTATACACAATTGAAAGTATGCTAATATTATTGGATTCATATTACAGAGATACATCAAAAGAACCTTTACCGAATTTTTATCATAATTTTAGATATAGAAGTTATTTAGATTATATTATACTTGGCTCAAATCCAGAAAATATTGTTATACCAACATATGCTCCTACTGGAGCAACTTTTTTTATAAAAATTAGATGCGTTCCAATTTTAATGTTAGGAGTTACAGCAGAACCGACTTGGGCAGATCAATATTTAAATTCACCGCTAGATTTTTGGGCCCATGATGTTCAACATGCTAGACGGCAAATTCAAGAAACATCTGCTTATTACGACAGATATGTAAAACATCAAGCTTATTACACAAAAAGAGACCCATTTAATATAATTACAGAAGATCAATTTTATTATAATATGAATCAATTTACACAAAAATTTTTGATACCAATTATTACAATTAAAAAGGGGGATACAGAAAAAATCAAATCATACAAAAAAATAATAAAACTTATAATTTTTGAAGTTGTTCATGAAAAGGCGTGGCCAGTTACTTCATTAGCAATTTGTAGATGTATTCCATTATTATATGATTTATTTCCTGTAGAAAGTTTAACAATTGTTGATGAAAATGGTAAGAAATATTTAGATACTGTTGAACAGACGTATAGTGACCCTACTACATTATCTAATTTACGAGGAAAAATTAGACATGGTTTTTATGATCAAGTAGACGATATTAATGAAGCCATAGTTCCAGAAACTTATAGAACTAGTCAAAATATAACAATATGTGCAAAAATTTTATTAACTTTATTGGGATGTAAATGTAACCCTGATATGTCTTTATTATTAAAATTAACAAAAGATACAACAAATGCTGACGAATTTTCACAAGCAACATCAATACAAACCCCTGATATTCCAAACGATAGTTATGATACTACCTATACTCCAGATGAAATAAATAAATTAAATAGTTGTGATAATTTATTACCTAGTAATATAGTTACTATAACTGATGTACTTACTATTCCTGTCCTACCAGAAAATTTAAATGATTTTATGAATCAAGATTTTTCAAATGAAGGACAAACAAGTGCTGCTCAAATAGGTGATCAAGAAGTCACTACAAATGCTGCAACAAAATTAGGTGGTCTAAAACGTCATCGCTTTTCAAAAACAAAAAATAAAAAACACAAATCGCATTATAAAAAAACTAGGCGTTTGAAATAAATGAATTTATTATTATTGTTATTATTGTTATTATTATTATTTATAAAATAAATAATTATAATATCCATTTTCTTATAACACGTAACCATTATTTCTTAATAAAGTTATGATTTCGTTTTTTATTTCATCATGTGTTTTTACTGTTGAAGTTGGTAACGGACAATTATTTATAAACGCGTAATGAAGACAATTATAGCGCCTAAATTTAATTGCTCTATTAATAACATTTTCATCCCATGGACATCCATTCTCATGAGCATACTGGAGACAGTTCAAGTGACCATTCTCAGCTGCGTAAAAACATGTAGTGCTATCCCACGGACATCCATTCTCATGAGCATATTGTAGACAGTTCAATTTACCAAACTCAGCTGCAGTTCTGCATGTACCTTCATTCCATGGGCATCCATTCTCATGAGCATATTTTAAACATTCCAAGTGACAATTCCTAGCTGCACCATTGATTGTTATAACATCCCACGGGCATCCATTCTCGTGCGCCCATTCAAGGCAGTTTAAGTGACCATACTCAGCTGCAGAACGACATGTTGATTCATCCCATGGACATTCATTCTGGTGAGCATATTTTAAACATTCCAAGTGACCATTCTTAGCTGCCGCTTTGCATGTATGTTCATTCCATGGACAACTATTCTCATGAGCATATTGTAGACAGTTCAAGTTACCATTCCAAGCAGCAGCTTCACATGTATAACTATCCCACGGGCATCCATTCTCATGAGCCCATTCAAGGCAGTTCAAGTGGCCACCCCCAGCTGCACCACTGCATGTATCAGCTTGCCACGGACATCCATTCTCATGAGCATACTGGAGACAGTTCAAGTGACCATTCTTAGCTGCATCTCTACATACCCAAGTATCCCACGGACATCCATTCTTATGAGCATATTGTAGACATTCCAATTGACCACTACCGGCTGCTGCAATATTTGTATTTTTATTCCATGGGCATCCATTCTCATGAGCATACTGGAGACAGTTCAAGTGACCATTCTTAGCTGCAGCATTACATGTATTTTCATTCCATGGACAATTAACAAGAGAACTCCGTAAAAATTGTAAACATTCCAAATGACCATTTCCAGCTGCAAGTGAACAAGCATCTGCAGTAAATTTAAATACTTGTCTACCGGCATTTACATTTTCTGTATGTACCCATTCTAATGTATGAATAAATCCTCTTTCAGCAGCAATAGAAACTAATGAATTACTGAATTTTTTTTCTAAAACTTCTCTAAATTGATCTTCTAATTCTCCGCTCATTATAACGTCAATTGATAGTGGAGCCATAGAAGAAATATTTTTATCTTCAGGTATACCTGCTATTTTTTTTGAAATCAATTCTGCAAAACGAGGATCAATCCTACCTAATATTTTATGCTTTATTACTGATTCTGGTAATTCAGGCAACTTTCTTTCTTGATTATTTTCATCAGTTATCATCCCACCTTTTAACCGCTTTGTCCTATGTTTTCTAAAACGTTTTGTTTTGGTTTTTTTCCCTTTATTTTTTTTTGTTATTCTATGTTTATGTTTTAAATTACGTTTTTTTGTTTTCATATATTTATATAATTAAATTATATATTTTTATTCGTATACTAAAAAACAACAATCAAATTATAATAAGAAATAAGTATTTATTATATTATCAGCTAATTTTTTTCAATACCAACTACCTTGGCGATTTTCTTGATGATTTTAGTGTCCTTTTCATAATCATTATCTCCTTTTCCTCCCATGGATTCATAAACAATTGTGTTGTATTGACTGTTTTTTTTAGAATCATAGTTCTCGCAATCCGGATATTTCTCTCTAAAATCTTTGAACATACATATATTTTTATGTGCAATCATACGTATTGCCTTTCTTAATTTTTTATTTGCCTCGTCTTCCTTTTCCCAAACATTATCTTCTTTGACATACATAACTTCTCTCTTTTGGTCAGTACAATGAACAGGGCGTTTTTCCACTTCTAATGCCTGTAAATTTTTGATGATTATATTGGAAATTCCTTCAATATAACCAACCTTGCCCACATTTTCCAAATCGGTTACTTGTAATTTTACAGATTCTATAAAGTCACTAATATTCATGGCATCTTTACAGGTCTCATTC